GAAAGCTCTCTGTAGCGTTGTCAAAAACAACACCTTGACCTTCAGTCTTGGTGGGTGCGCTTCCAAACCCAGTGATCAGAACCTCTTCTTCAAAGGCTCGCTGTGAGTCTTCGATGGCGAAGATCTCTTCGTACTCGCGGTCATAACTGTCGTAAGACATGCCGAAAAGCGAGTTCAGACCCGGCTCTAGCTCTTTAGCTAGTTGTGCTCTTGAAATAGCCATTGTCTAGCCTCCTATTTAAGCTAAGCCAGCGCCTTTAACGCCGAATACATGGTTTTGGATAACAACCAACACGTTAGTGTGTGCTGCGGCTACGTCTGAATTTGATGGATCTTGTGAGATATCAATCGCTTTCAAAGAAAGCGTTGTGCCCGTTCCACCATCAGCAACTTTCAACTCAGCTCCAGAGATACCCGTTAAGGTTGAACCAGCAGTCGTGTAAACGATGTCGTGGTTGCCAAACAAATCGGCTATCGGATAAGCAGAATCGGCTTGAATCTCAAAAACGACCATTGGGTCATCAATGACAAAAGCGATAATGTCTGAAGCGTTGGTGCTTGCAGGATAGAAATTGCTGAACACTTGTTCCTTAGTAGTAGGATCGGTGTATTGGCAACCGTTAAAAACACCCACGATAGGCACAGTGCCTCCGTCAGCGTGTACTTCTACACCACCACCAGTGACTTGAGTGACCATATCGCCTTGAAAAATGGATGTTCCATAGTTCGCAGCTATACGATAACGACTCTGACCGCCTGAGTAGGGTGCGCCACCAATCATTCTGACTGGCTTCATTCCAAAAGCAGCGTCTTGATTCGCCATTTTGAATTACCTCTATCTTCGTCCAAATGTTACGTTGCTGTCACGTTGAGGATCGTATTTAACATAACGACTGTCACCACGGGTCTCGTTGAACATATTATTGTCCAGCGCGTCCTTGGCTTCTTGCGACTTCTCACCGTAGTAAGCCCTTCGCTCTTCAACCGTTTCGTTAGGGATCTTTGCCAACAGCAACCCTTCGTTGTAAACCACGCCTTCGTGCCGTCCATTGTCCATTGTTGGTAAAGAACGCCATTCTTCAGGAAGGTCAGTGCCTCTTACGAGTTCCCACCCTTCTCGAATCCGACGCGAGACATTAGCTCGGTCTTCTTGTCCCAACATAGACTCCCTGATCCACCGATAGGTATAACCTGCGGGTGGTGGGGGAGTTTCCAATGAGCGAACAGGTCGCCACGGTTTCCTGCGAGTCTGATTATCGTGTGACTGCGAATCACGGGATGAACGTGCGTTTGCTTTTGCTTCTGCCATTTTAGCTTGCCTCTCTTGCTGCAATTTTTTGCTTCTCTTTCGCCACTCGCTGCAACCATGCCTCTTCAGACATATTGTGCGGCTTGAGGCTTCTGAGTCGCTCTAGCTCAGACTTAGAAAAGCTTACGCCGTTCTTTTTGCCTTGTGTTTTTGATCGGCCCCCTTGGGGAGCTGAAGCGACTCTTTGCACAGCGGGTCGAGCTTCACTTTGAACGATCTTAGATCCACCATTAGCGGATTTGGTATGAGGATAAACCGTACCTACACGGCTGTCCAACTCTTCATAATACTCGTCCGAGCCTACATCAAAGCCTTCGTTGGCTAGATTGTAATGGACGTAGTAGGCGTATTGAGTTGCCTTCATGTCTTCTTCGTCATCTTTGTTGGCATACCACGGGTTACGGTCATGCCATTCAAGCGCGTCTTCAGTCGGGGTGACCTCTTGCTCAGCCTGCTGGTATTGCTCTTGCTGAATCACCTGCTCGTTGCCCTGAGAGACATACGCCTCTTGCTCTTGAACTGCGGTTTGCTGCCTAGCCTTGGCTACTCGCAGCTTTTCTTTCTGAATCGATATGTCGCTCTGAAGCTTTGCTGCTTTGGTTATCAGGTCTGCATCGCCGCTCTCAACAGCCTTGCGATACACATCATCAATCTGCGATTCCTTAGATACCAAAGCCTCTTCTTCTTTAGCCAGCACTTGGTTTGACTGCTGAGCCGAATACTGTCGATATTGCTGAAGCTCTGCTTCTTTTTGCAGAGCAATCTGCTCAAGCTGCTGCGCCCGTTGCTCTGCCTCTCGGTGCTTAGCGTTAAGCTTGTTGATGCGCTTGGAAACCGACTTGGTATAGTTTTCAAGCTCGTCGCCGTCACTGACAACCTCAGAGCCTTCTACTGGGTCTTCTGTGACCTGAATAGAAACCTGCTCTTCTTCGATCTGCTCCGCGTTTTGATTCTCAATCATGTGAAACTCACTATGTCATCTGGGTTAAGAATTGTGCCAATAACCTCATCATCATTGATGATTCTGACCTCGCCACCGTCTTCTAACTTGAATCGAGCGCCAGAGTAGCGGCCAATCAGAATCCACTGCTTTTCTTGGCACCACGGTGTATCGCCAAACTTTTCCGTGTCGCCGTAGCAAAGTGGCCCCATTTTTACAACATAGGCCACAACCGTGGCAAGTGCCTCTCGGTCTACCGTCTCTTTTAGTAGGTGAATGCCGCCATCAGACTGGGCTTTGCCCTTGTAGGGCAGAACCAACATTCGCCATCCTGTGGGGTCTGGCATACGTTCTAAGGCGGATTTATCTAGCAAGGTGGGGTCAAGAACGCGCTCGTCGTTTGAGACATAGGCGGACTCAGTGGTCGGGATGGTCAATTTAGATTTCCTTATAGAATTCTTTGATGGTTTCCTCGACCAAGTTTATAACAGTTAGCTCGCCCTGCAAACTTTTATAATGTTCTATATCTTTGAGCATACCGTCCATCATGACTTCGCGGATAAGCTCTCTCCGCTCAGCCATGACCCTTTTCAGGCGCGAACCGAGATCAATATCATCCACTAAACTTTCTCATGAAAGTCGAAACCGCGAGTTGCTGCGCCAGCGCCACGGGCTTTGATTACCTTAATCTCACCGCCCATCGTGCGTCGAATCAGCTCAGGCGATGTAGGGCCAGATTTGATGCTCTTCGTTGGTGAATCAACCTTTTCGATTTTGCTTATATCTTTCATCATTCTTCCTCGCTTTCTTCGGTTTCTTTCTTAGCAGCGGCCTTTTTAGGCGCTTTTTTTATAATAGGTTCTTCTTCAATCACGATCTCTTCCTGAACCTCTTCAGCGACCACCTCTTCAATTACTGGCTCTGCCACGACGGGCGGCTCTTCTCCAGCAATTCGGGCCAGCTTTGCAGCAATCCGCGCATCGCTTTTTCTTTTCTTTTCGACCGCATCTTTGGCTTGCTTCTCAGCCAAAGCCACTTCTACTTGCCTAGCGAGCTTTTTGTTTTCGCGCAGCTCTTCAATGCGCTGTCGGACGTAACTCGTTGATGAAATTAAATCAGCCATTATCGGCCTCCCATGTTCTTGTTTTGCATGTCTAGGAGCTTTAGCTCCGCTTGTTGCTCTAACCGACGAAGTGCTACATCGAGCTTATCGTCTGCAACTTCTTTCTGAATACCAAGACGCTGTTTAGCGATCTCTGTTTCTAGCAGCTTTTCTTCAGCTCGCTGCTGTTGCTTAGCTTCAAACTGTTCATTCTCAGAATCAATAGCTTTTTCTTTCAGCATCAGCTCTTGCTGTCTGATCTGAACCAGCGGATCGGTGTCATCACCTTGTCCAATCGACTCAAGAAGCTCTTGCGTCAACTGCGCCAAAACAGGCGATGATAGCTGCTCGATCTGCATCTGAATCTGGCTTTGCATCTGTTGGAGCTGCTCTGGCGGAACTTGACCAGACTGCTGAGCAGCCTGCATCTCTTGCATCTGCTGATTCAGCTCTGGAGATATTTGATCCTGAACCATCTGGCCAGCCATGAACTGCAAGTGCTGCATCATATGACCGATGATCATGCCCTGTAGAGGCGGGTTCTGCTTAACCACGTCAGTCAAAAACAGCGACCTATGGGCATCGATGTGCGCTTGGTGGTTCTGCGCCTCAAACGCCTGTGCAGGCTGGCCCATCAAGAATCCGCTGTTCTCAATGCCTGCGTCCACAGGCATAGGCTGTGGTGGCGGGGGTGGAGGCTGAATAAGGCTATCCACATCATCAACGCCGAGAGCCGAATACATGCGCCGATACGCCTCATATATGCCCTGTGGCCCGTGTATCTCAGGGTTAGACTGAACCATCGTCAGAAGCTCTTGAGCCATTGTTATGCGCTGTGACTGGCTGAAGATGTTGGGATCTGACACAGGAATCACGTCTACACGAGAATCGAAGTCCTGACCCATGATTTCTTGGGGGCCGTTGCGTGAAACATACGGATAGCTGGGTGGCAGATACTCGGCAAAAACCTTAGCAAGCAATTGAAACTCAAGCTTCTGGCTGTAGTGCAACCGCTTGTGAATCGCGCTCATCACCTTGGTGCCGCGCTCCAGCAGGGCCACTGTGGTGCCCACTGGCATGGCTTGGTTCATATCACCGACATTCATGTCAGCTATCGAC